AAGAGAATTGTACCCTTGCGCAACCGTATTTTCTAAAGTGTACGGCAATGTCGCAGACGTTACGTCTTGGCCAAATTGCGTCTGACCAATGTTTGAAAGACCTGTATTGGCGCCTGTTGCGGCATTTGCATTTGTTGCGGCTGCGTTCGCCCCGGACAGTGTAAACTGTCCCGCCTGCTGCGCATTATTATTGGCTGTATTAAAGCCCTGTTGCTGGATCTGGGCCAACTGAGCTTCTTGATTTTGCAGTAACGGGGCAATGGCGTTTGCACGTGCATTGGCGTTGGTGGAATTGCCAAGTGCTCCTTGGGATGCCGACTGGCCATTGACCACCTGAGCGGCCTTATCCAGTGACGTCCCAAATTGCTTTTGTAGTGCGTCAGTCACTGCAGCCGTATACTGAGACATATACGGCTGATAGGATGTGGAGTTGTAAGCGTTGCCAGACGCTGCATTGTTTGCCGCTGTCATCCCAGGCTGCAACCCAGCCGCCACAGTTCCCTGCGCTGTGGCGGCATCATTTGTCGCCGCGCTTGGGGCGACATTAACGTCGCCAACCTTCGATGCCTGGTTGTTGTATCCAGACAAAATATTCTGAAACCCAGTCGTGTCGGCTAGGTTGTTCTTGGACGTCGCAGACTGGTTGTTATTGGTTGTGCTTTTGGTGTCAGTGGATGTACTAAATAGACTTGACATCAGTTGGCTCCGTGCGCTGAAACGTCGTTTTTCGGATGGCGGTAAACATAGAAGTTACCAGACGGAGGCTGACCGACAATCATATCAAACAACCGCTGTTTGACCTTAACGCGATCATGCGCAACCACACCAAAAACAAGCGGCAGGCTTGCTGCCTCCGCAAAGCTTTTAGCAAACTCTATAAGATGTTTGACGTTGTGACTGTTGCGATACTCAGGAAGCACGACCGTCCAGACCTCTGCAAGAAATGATCCGTGCGAAAAAAACGGTTCATTGAGCATAATGCAAATAGAGGCTTCGAGTGTTCCAGTCTCGCCCGTCACGACGCCAATCCAAGAATTGCGCTGTGCGAGCGCACCAGATACAAATTCACGCGCCTTGCGTTCGGAAAATGGAAACGATCCGCCATCTATCGCACGCACCCCCCATTGATCGGCGACCGCATCGAGCATCGCGACAATTTCGTCTTCATCTTGTGGGTTGGCGAGGCGAACGTGCGGCATCTCTATTCCGTGCGTGTTGTATTTTAAGAAAACGCACGAACCGCCACGAACGCCTTGTTTTAACTTGATTTTCACTAAATATCAAGATACGATAACAGGTTTGCCACGTCACGGACTATAGTATGGTATTTTCACTGCAGTTCCGTTCGGCAATGTCACCGCCAAAAACCCAAGCGGATTAGCTGGAAGGGTCGCTGCTCCTGCCGTGGCTGTACTTGATGTGGCTCCGCCTATTGGAAATATTGACGCCAGAGTTTGAATAAGCAAGCCCAATTGCCGAGTGGTCATATTGCCGTTATTGGCAATGACATTGAGAATGCCGGATAGATTTTCATCAGCCATTCGTTATAGTCTCCCGTCCTGGGCGATCCGCACATGGCTTCCCCCCGCACGCCAGAAGCTGCCGACATCGTTACTTTGCATTTGATACGACAGAAACCGGCCCCGGATGCGCGGGTTCAGATATTGCGTCGTCGAATTGAATGTCAGTGGTCCATACGTTGTCGTTGGGCCGCCGATGTAGCTCTGGGCAAAGAACGTGATTTCAACGTTGGCGTTCTGCGTGCCGTCGATCTGGCCGAATTTTCCATCCGGTAGAAACCAATCCACAAATCCCATGTTCATACCATCGGTCAGCGTAAATATACCCGTCGTGAACGAAGCATTGATCGGTTGCCCGTCCGCATCGGGGCTGACTTCGTGCTCATAAACGATGCCAGACGAGGTGGCTGAGATCGGCATACCGAGGATAGAGTTATCAATGCCGCATGTGCGATCTAGCGGGCCTCCGTTGTCCCACAAGCCGAGTAGGGTATTATATTTCACGAAAAAATCAGGGGTTGTCGCATTTGTCGTCGCACGTGGAAAGAAAAACCAGATCTCGTTGAATGCCGTATTGCTCCATGCCCAGCACGTAGATTGATAAGGCGTGTTGAGATTTTGAAAAACAGTATCCCAGACTGTGCAGGCGATGACTTGCGGTGCGCTGCCGCCAAAAGCAAAGAAATTGCTCTGGCCCATCCAGTATACTGTTGAACCCTGCTTAGTCACGGCATGTTTGCCAATGGCTCCGCAATTTGATCCGATCTTATTGAAACCCCATGTATTCGGATAACCGAGATAAATCATCGACCAGAGATCAAGATCCGTCCAGATAAGTTCCTGTTGCGGAACGCTCATGCCCGCAACGCATTTTGACCCATTGGGCAATCGCCGTGATCCGGCTTGGCTCGTTGCTGATTCCGTCCAAGACGTATAATCGCCTTGCGCGCTCCATCGCACAAGCAATGGATCCTGCGATACTCCGACGGTTTGCAAGGCCGTTGAGCCGTACATGATCACCATCTCTGTCGCCTGAGATACGAACATCCCATTGCTATAAAGCGGGGCGTCCGCCACGAATTGCGCGTTTTGAAACCCACCCGTCGGATCCCACGCATAAAGGCCGCCGCCCTCAGGATTGGCGAGTTCAATTTCTCCCCAATTATCCAGCGACCAATCCGTTGCCGTAATGGAGGTGCCAGTTTGTGAAACAGGCGAGGTACCCGTCGAGTATGCACCGGAGCTATATGTTCCTATGGAATACCCTGTCGAGGCGGCCACCGGGCCTATAGCAATGTGATAAACAATCTCCACGTTACCAGAATTCATAAATGTGGAGGCTGTTGATCCGGCTCGCATGGACGCAGTTATCGTAAATACACTGGTGCTGCTAACCGTCACAACATCGTACGTTCCGAACAATGCGATGCCGCCAACCGTCGTCGAGATCGGAAGATTGAATGTATTCCCAGCTGCCAATCCATGATTTTGCAAGGTCACGGTAACAACGGCACTGCCTGATGAGGTTGTGAAATAGGGAACTTGCGCAATGCGCGCCACGCCACCAGACGTATACGTTGTGTAGCCAGTTGAATCGATCCCCGACAGAGTGAAATTACCAGCAGCCCTGGCAGAGACCGTATAGAGGTTTCCATTCAGCTGGGTCATGCCCGCGACGCCCGTGATATAAACAAGATAACCGTTGGCAAAATCGTTGCTGGCCGTGATAACGCACGGGTTAGCTTTTGTGGCCCCTGTAATTGTGGCGTTGGTGCGGGTTTGTGTGGCCGCAGATTGTGCCGTGATATTGTAATTTGTGGTTCCCAGCACCAAGTCTATCGGATACGCGCCAGATAAAACAACGCCCCCGACCGTGGCGGGTGTCTTGAATTCAACAGTATCGAACGTCGTTACATTCGCGATGTTTGGGTCGTTGATGGTGATCGTTGTGGATGTAGTTGTCGACGATAAATCCGGAGCAAAGTCGCTAAGGAAAATCTGCGGCGTGATGTTGGTCAGAACAGAATTAGAAATAACGCCAAGCGTCGTCGTTGTTCCAACTCCGAGATAGTCATTCGCATTCAGATCAAGCCACGCATTGAGTGCCTTGGGGATTCCCCCGACCGCGAATTGATAATATTTGGCCCAACCGCCGATCTTTTCAAACAAGCCCGCGCGGAACCGACCGAACATGCTCGTCGTATAGCCAGCCTCCAATTGACTGGCTGTTGGTTCAACATTGACGCCGGGCCTCAGCCGCAGCATGGACATCGGCATTTCAGTTCTCGATCAGCTTGGGAGCCGAGAACGCAGGCAACTGTTGTTGTTTCATATCTTCAAATTGGCGATTGAGATGAGAGATCGTCCCCACAATGGCGGTATCTTTGTTGTCGTGAACCTCTTTGCGCATCATGTCGATGCTGGCGGTTGTTTGACGCTGTGCCATTGTGCTTTCAATCGACAGCATCGTGTGCATTTTAAAGGCGCAAGCCCAGTGGTCGAGATCCTGACCTGTCTGCGGATGCTTGCCGCGAATATGATCCCAGAGTTCGCAGGTATGACAGACCTTCGCGCACGCCTTGCGAAACAAGGGGCACATACCGCCGTTGGTGTTTTGTGGCTTGCTCATTTTAATTCTTGCTGGCCAGTATTATCGAGGCTGTCTGCACGCGCATATCGAGAGGATGTGTGTGGGCGCCGCTTCCGCCGACAGAACTGCTGGGGATCGTTTCGAGGATACCGATACCGCCGCCGTTACCAACACCAGAACCAGCGTTCGCATCAAGCGCCGCAACAGTATGAGTGTGGGCTGGCATTTCGCTGACGATCAGCGTGTGGCTGTCCGTTGTCGTGCGTCCAAACAGCGTAGAATAGGCTACTGACCCAGACGTCACCCCACCCGCACTGCTGACGATCTTGAGCGCATAATCATTGAGGGACGATGATATTGTCCACCCGGTTGGCGCGGCATTTTGATAAAACAGCATGACAGTGCCGACCGGAACTGGATCTGGATGGGTCTTTCCAGCAATCGCCACGATGCGCGGGCCGTTGACGGTATCGACAAACATGACACCACATCGCGATTGCGGAAGAACGGCACTCCCTGCGCCCGTCGTCACAGTGATTGTAAAATTACCGCTGGTGTAGTTTTCAAAATAATAAAAGCCATTCATCAGAACGCCACTATCTGGACTGACGACGATGTTGGCTAGGAGAGTACCAGTGAACCGCAGTAGACAGTTTTCAGTGTCCGCAGATTCAAGAGTTATATTGGACGAAGAGACGCTGTTGGACAGAACCCCAGCTAGATTGAGATCAAGTACCCCCATGACACCAGTATTAAGGTCATAGCCCGCACCCCCAGCCCCCCAGGTACCGCTATTTGTACCCGCAGTTTGCACAGATAAACCTTTTAAAGCGGTACTTGGCATCGGCTAGTTACCCCCTCTGCGGTTGAGCGCTAGGCTCAAGTTGTTTTGGTGTCCATGACGCGCCTGCGAAACGCTTCCGCGCCTCATATGTGGCCGCACTTTCTTTAAGTGCCATGTATTGCGTTTCAAACGACTGCGCTTGGCGCGGGTCGTCCGATTGGGCACCGTAGTTTTTCATATATGCGCCTGTTATGAAAATCATAATCGCTGCCAAAAACAAATCCGGCAAATTGTCAGTAAGATACGTGTCCTGGTTTGTCGCTGACAACGCTGCCGGTTGGATTTTGCCGATAACCTCGACACGGTATGTATCGTCTGGCCATGGTCCAAAGATCATCTGCGACTGGGCCGACCCGCCCGTAAGATACGTATTCTGAGTAAGATAGGCGAAATACTGCGGAACTGTTGATCCCGTCGAACTTGGCCACGCGGTATCTAGAAAATCTCGAGATACCGGCTTCAGAGGAACGCGTGTTCCGCCATCTGGAGCCACGTTGGCCGGTGTAATGACATTGATCCCGTCGATAATCAGAAACGTGCCATCCGTTGTTGGGAGATTGAAGTTTCGGTTTCCTGCCACACATGATGCCGATCCATCTCGGACGTTGGCAACGAGCATATCAAGTTCTCTGTATATTCTGCCTTCTGCATATTCGATCGCGGCAGGCAGAATAGCCACCAAGTTAGGATCAGTTGGCGGGATTGCCGTTAACGTCGATACGTCGGTGACGAGGCTCGTATAATTCATGTCCGGCCCTGCTGGATCGTCTGCCGCTCTTCATCAAAACAGGACTGAACGTGGCTGAATATTTCGCGCGCTAAGTCGATGAGATCTGCCCGCGTCATGTCCCTAAATTCAGCGCCTATTTTCATCGCTACGATTTCAGGCGCAATCCCAAGGTCATGCTGCACAAGTTTATGCAAAACGGCCGTTTGAAAGTCCCGTGTCGTCGGAACGTCGCCAAACCGAGGTGAAACAAATCCTGAGATTTCTTTTTGATATCGGCGCTCGGCTATCCGATGGCGGTCGTGTTTTTCTTGCTCATCGATCGCGTGCATCACATCACTATCGGACATGATCACAAAATCGAATTCGGCAAGTTGCCCATGTGACATGGCATTAAGATACAACGGTTCCATCGACGCCGTATCATTGGATTGCGCCTCCACAATTCGCCCGTCATTTTTGCGTCTGCAAACTCGCATTCAGCCCATCGCAACATAGCCGGAGATCAGAGTTCCTGTAGGGGACCCTGTTTTCGTAAACGCCATTGTGAACCCATCGGAATCGAGGCTCGATATGGAAAACGATTGAAACGCACCAGAACTCACGCGCACAATTTGAGCGGCTTGATTGATGGCGGGCTGGTTGGCTGTGTAAGCCCCGTTCCA